AAAAGAAAAGCTAATAGGAACAAGAGGAGTAAATGAAGACTACTAAATAAATTAACAAAAATTCTATTATATATTATGAAACAACAAGTTAAGCTAAGTAAAGTAAAGGGAAATCCTAACAATCCTAGAATAATTAAGAACGATAAATTTAAAAAGCTAGTAAAGTCAATACAGGAATTTCCTGAAATGCTAAAGCTTAGACCTATTGTAGTTGATGAAGATATGATTGTCTTAGGTGGGAATATGCGACTTAAAGCTAGTAAAGACGCAGGACTTAAAGAAGTATGGATAGAAGTAGCAGAAGGACTTACTGAAGAACAAAAGAAAGAGTTTATAGTTAAAGACAATGTAGGGTTTGGAGAATGGGAATGGGATATGTTAGCTAATGAATGGGATAGTGTACAACTTGCAGAATGGGGTTTAGATGTATGGCAGAATGAAGATGATGTAAAAGAGGAAGAAGAAGTTTATACAAAGAATATTGAAGCTCCTACTTATGAACCTAAAAATGAAAAGCCAAAAGAAGAAGAACTTTACAATGAAGACAAAGTAAAAGAGCTAATAAAAAAGATAGGGATTTCTAATATAGAAAAGGAAGAAAAAGAATTTTTAATAAAAGCAGCTTACAGGCATACAGTATTTAATTATCAAAGTATTGCAGACTTCTATGCGCATTCTAATAAAGAAGTACAGGAGTTAATGGAAGATAGTGCTTTAGTTATAATTGATTTTAATAAAGCTATTGAGAATGGATATGTTAAGTTAAGTAAAGAGGTTCAAGAATTATATGATGAGGAATATGGAGAATAAAGATTTTGCAGTATTTATACTAACACATGGCAGACCTGATAATGTTATGACATATAACACTTTAAAAAAATCAGGATATACAGGTGATATTTATATAGTAATTGATAATGAAGATAAATCAGCAGACATATATTATGAGAATTTTGGTGATAAAGTTATAATGTTTGACAAGAAAGCAATAGCAAAAACTTTTGATGAAGCAGATAATTTTGAAGATAGAAGGGCAATAGTATATGCTAGAAATGCTTGTTTTAATATAGCTAAAGATTTAGGGATTACTTATTTTATACAAATGGATGATGACTACAGGAGTTTCCATTTTAGACTATATAAATCAAATAAAGACAAGCCTAAACGCATTACAAATATAGATAGTGTGCTTGATGTTATGTTAGACTTCTACAAAACAATTCCTGCAAAAAGTATTGCAATGGCTCAGGGTGGTGATTTTATAGGTGGAGCAGGTTCAGGAACAGCTAAGAATAAGAAGCTAAAAAGAAAGTGTATGAATAGTTTTATATGTTCTACTGAAAAACCTTTTAAATTTAACGGAAGGATAAATGAGGATGTCAATACATATACTCATAAAGCAACAATTGGTGAGATTTTTTTTACTATTCCTACACTATCACTAGAACAAGAAACAACACAAAGTAATAAAGGGGGGATGACTGATATTTATTTAGACAAAGGAACTTACATAAAATCTTTTTACTCAGTTATCTTTCAACCTTCTTCAGTTAAGGTAGCTCTAATGGGTGATAAGAATATGAGGTTACATCATAGAGTAAGTTGGAAGTATACAACACCTGTAATATTAGAAGAAAAATACAAAAAATAAATGGAACAAAATAGAACAAAGATAAACAAAGAAAGATTACTTAAAGCATTAGAGTCAAGTCTAGGAGTAATAACAACTGCTTTAAAAGCAACTGACCTAAGTAGAACAAACTTTTATAAGTGGCTAAAAGAAGATGAGGAATTTGCAGCTAAAGTAGAAGAAATAGAAAACATACAACAAGACTTTATTAAGTCAAAGTATTATGAATGTGTAAAAGACAAAGTGCCATCAGTTGTAATACACGCTGCTAAGACTAGGTTAGGTTGGAATGAAACAAATAGAGTAGATATAACTTCAGGTGATAAAGCAATTAATATGCCTGTTATTACATTTGTAGAAACTGATACTGAATAAGAAATACAATCCATTATTTTCATCTGACGCTAGATACTTTATTATAACAGGTGGTAGAGGTTCAGGAAAGTCTTTTGCCGTAACAGTTTTTTTAACTTTACTGACTATGACTAAAGGGATTAGAATACTCTTTACTCGTTTTACAATGACATCAGCTCATTTGTCAATTATTCCTGAGTTCTTAGAAAAGATAGGGCTGTTAGGTTTTGATGATGTGTTTAGTATTAATAAAGCAGAAGTAGTTAATACAAGCAATCAATCAGACATACTCTTTAGAGGTATTAGAACCTCAGCAGGTAATCAAACAGCAAGTCTAAAATCATTACAGGGCATAAGCACTTGGGTATTAGATGAAGCTGAAGAATTAGTTGATGAAAATATATTTGATACTATTGATTTAAGTATTAGAGAAAAGAACATACACAATAGAGTAGTATTAATTTTAAACCCTGTTACTAAAGAACATTGGATATATAAAAGGTTCTTTGAAGACAAAGGAGTAGAAGGCGGTTTTAACGGCTTTAAAGACAATGTGTGCTATATACATACTAGTTATCTAGATAATATATTAAACCTCTCAGAGAGCTTCCTAGAGCGTATTAAGAGCATAAAGCATAGGAACTTTAAAAAGTATCAGCACAAAATCTTAGGGGGATGGTTAGACAAAGCAGAAGGGGTTGTATTTGAGAATTGGAGCATAGGAGAATTTAATCCTGATGGACTTCAGACTTCTTGTGGTATGGACTTTGGTTTTAGTGTAGACCCTGATAGCCTTACAGAAGTTGCTATTGATAAAAGAAAGCGTAAGATATATTTAAAAGAACATATCTATAAGAACGGATTAAAGTCAAACGAATTAGCTAAGATTATATTAGACAAAGTTGACAACAAACTTATCATAGCAGATAGTGCAGAGCCAAGACTAATAGCAGACCTTAGACATTTAGGAGTAAACATCAAACCTGTTAAAAAAGGAACTATTGAAAGTGGTATAACTCGTATGCAAGACTATGAAATTATAATAACTCCTGAAAGTACTAACATAGCCAAAGAACTTAATAACTATATATACGCAGACAAAGGCTCTAAGCTTTATGTAGATAACTACAACCACGCAATAGATGGGGTTAGATATAATGTTATTTACCACCTAGACAATCCAAACGCAGGGAAGTATTATGTGCAGTAAACTAAAAACAACAAATTTCTATTATATAACAGATGAAAGTAAAAGTTAAAAAAGAAGGTAAGGTAAAAGAGTTTAAACTTATTAGTAGTTGGGAAGATGTAACTCTAGAGAAATGGTTGAAGCTTATTGATTTTGAAACAGGCACAAAGACTGAAGAAGCAACTGAAACAATAGCAGCTTTATCTAATATCCCTAAGCAGTTAGTTAAGGAGTTAGCTTTAAAAGATGTAGCAACAATAATGAGTAGGATAGCACAGCTACAACAAGAGCAAGATACAAAGCTAAAAAGGATAATTGAAATAGATGGTATTGAGTATGGCTTTCATCCTGATTTGGACAGTATTACATTAGGGGAGTATGCAGACATAGAGACCTTTATAAAGAACGGAATAGAAAAGAACTTGCCTGAATTGATGGCTGTATTATATAGACCGATAAAAGAAAAGAAGAATGACATTTATATTGTTGATGCTTATGATGGAAATATTCGGCTTAGGACGGAAGAAATGAAAAAGATGTCAGCAGAACAAGTGCAAAGTGCATTGGTTTTTTTTTACAATTTAGGGAAGGAGTTGTCAGAGATTTTGCCATTGTATTTGATGGAGCAGCTGAAGGAAATGAAGACGCAATAGCAACAGAAAGCTTTGCAGAGAAGTGGGGATGGTTTGGTGTGATGTATAGATTGACAAATGGTGAAATAGTAAACTTAGAAAGAATAACGAATTTAGGGCTGTTAGAATGCTTGACTTGGTTAAGTTATGAAACAGATTTAAACTCACAAAATAAAGTACAAAGAAATGGTAAACAATAAGAGCTATAACAATGTAGTAAACACTTTGCTAAGGTTAGGTGAGTATCATGAACAGATAAGCACAACTTCAGTAGGTGATATATATGACCTAAATCTTGAGAAGATGGAGAAGTTTCCTATAATGCACGTAAACCCAACATCAGTTACAACAGGTGATAGTCAATTAACGTACAACTTTCAAATCTTTATTATGGATATGGTATCTGAAAAATCAGATTGGCAAACTAAACAGCATGAGCTTTTAACTAAGTTAGTCAATACTAAAAACAATGAGCAAGAAGTATTCAATCAGACTTTAGAAATATGCACAGATATTATAGGTATGCTTAGACATAGTTCTAGGCAATCAATAGAAGGAGTAAATGATATTAATGAACCTATCTACTTTACACAAGACCAATTTACAATAGAGCCTTTTCAAGAAAGATTTGATAACTTATGTTGTGGATATGTGTTTAGCTTAGGTGTATTAGTTCAGAACGATTTTCAAACTTGTAATATTCCAGTAAATACAAATGGTGCAGGTTACTAATGCTAAAATTTAAGATAGGAAGATTAATAGTTCAAATAGGATGGAAGAAATTTAAAATAACATTAAAGCTATGAAGTACGAAGACATATTAGAAAAGCTAGAAGCAATAAGCATAGAGCTTGAAAGTTATAATGACTATCCTCAAGCAGCAACTAATAATGCTAAAAGAGCAAGAAAATGGAAAGAAGAAAATGGGAGCGATTGTGGAACTAGAGTAGGTTGGACACGTTCAGCACAATTAGCAGATAGAAAACCTATTAGCAGAGATACAATAGCAAGAATGGCATCATTTAAAAGGCATCAGCAATATAAAGACGTTCCTTACTCTGAAGGGTGTGGAGGTATTATGTACGATGCTTGGGGTGGTTCATCAGGTATAAATTGGGCA